TTTGAAAAATCTGCTGAGAATAAAAGAGTGGCGTCTATTGATCCAACGACTGGAGACTGCACGCTGCCCGGTGGCGAGGCCCTGCTAAAGCTATCGTTGCCCCAGCCGACAACACCTCCGTCGGACTTTAGTGCGAGGCTATAATCTGAGCCACCAGATATGCCTATAACGTCGGTCAGGCCAGGCGGAGTCGTTACTTGGCCGTTAGAGTTTCTGCCCCACCCGACAACCGTGCCATCGGACTTCAGCGCTAAGCTGTGAAGGTTGCCGGCAGATATGGCTATAACATCGGTCAGACCTGGCGGAATTGTTGATTGACCCCAGCTATCAAGGCCCCATGCAACAACGGTCTGGTCGGATTTTAGCGCCAAGCCATGGGCGTTTCCGGCCGAAATTGCAGTCACGCCAGTCAGGCCAGCAGGGATTGATACTTGCCCGAAGCCGTTGTCTCCCCACCCGACAACCGTTCCGTCAGATTTCAGTGCGAGACTATGTTCTTGGACTGCTGAAATCGCATCAACGCCAGTTAGCCCCGATGGAATTGTTATCTGCCCGGAACTATTGTCTCCCCACCCAACAACCGTTCCATCAGATTTCAGTGCGAGGCTGTGCTCCTCAGCAGCGGAAATTGCAATAACTCCGGTCAGGCCTACCGGGGGCGTTGCCTTTCCAAAGTCGTCGCCACCCCATCCTATAACGGTCTGGTCGGATTTTAATGCGAGACTATGCCGGTCGCCGGCAGAGATTGCGGTTGCATTATCTAGTCCAGTCGGAATGGTTGACTGCAGCTGATCGTTAAGGCCCCACCCCACAACAGACCCGTTAGATTTTACTGCGAGGCTGTGGCCTGTGCCTGCCGATATTTGAGTAACAGCCATTGATCAGATTCCCCCGACCGTGATAACTCCCGAACTGAGGCTGACCGGTATGCCGGCTTCAAGATCAAGAGAGCCAAGCTGAATGCTGCCTCCAGCGCCTATGGCCGAAACTGTCAGGTAAACCGCCTCATCGCCATCACGGTCCAGAATTCTCGCCCAGCCAGCAGTGGCTGTTGCATCAGCGCCAGAATCTTCGGCAATAGCGTCGAAAGTGATGACACCCCCGGACTCGGTGCCTACCGTTGCCGTAGTCGCAAGCGTGGCAATCAATGTGTCCGTTATGGCCCCGCCCATGGTCCCGGGGATGGTTCCGCTATAAATCTCAATCAGAGGTGTCGCGCTCGCGGTCCCCGCGGCCATATCGTTAAGAATTATCTGGGCAATGGCAGAGCGGCTGGCTGTTTTGATCTTCACTGGTCGATCCTCTTTTCAATCAGAACCTGGAATTGCGCATCTGCTCCGCTCATGCTGAACGGGCCAGGAGCGCCAAGGAAACAGCCTTCATTTGTTGAGACGATGAGTCGGCTGTAAGTTTTAGCAAGCCGCCGAACCGCTTGAATGTCTGCCTCGCTTCGGGCGGTCCAGTTGATTTCGAGGGTTCTGTCGGCGTCTGAATATCCGAAGTCGGTAAACGCTGCACCGCCATCAAGCGTGGGTATTCGGTTGTTTCTGCGCTGAAACGCCAGAAGGCCGTCCGGCTCGACATTGGTCAGCATCACATGCCCCTCAAGGTCGAAGAGAGGCGCGGCTATGGATACATTCATGAGCTAAGCCCCAGCAGCATTTCTTCGCCGTCCGCGTTCACGCGAACCTGTATCTCTCTGAGAATTTCAAACATAAAGGCCTCAAGATGGGGCTGAAGGCCGGCGCCATCGACTTTGATGAGCGCATCCCCGCGGCTGATCGCCCGGGTTCTTTCCCTGATTTCGGAAATCTGCGCTTTAGTTAGGGCACTGGCATCATTGGCTGCCTGCTTTCTTAGTTCGTTTTCCTTGCGGATCTGGGATGCAATGTCGAGTTGAGTGGTTCGGCTTGCGTCATCGATACCGCCAAAGAGACTTCCGATCAGGTCGCCGGTATTGGCAAAATTATCACTGAGGCCCTTGAATATCGCGGCAACCTTGTCTGCCCCGGCCTCCACTTCCGCAATGTCCAAAGAGACTTTGGCTTCAATGGATGCAATTCGCTCATCGCTGGCCAGCTCAAGCAGCTTCAGCTTGTATTCGTCAGTTTCTTCGATAACCTTCCGAGTTTTTTCAGCAGCATCATCCAGAGACTTGTTGGACTTTATGATCGTTCCGGACCAGCTATTGACCTTGCCGGTCGCGTCATCGTAGCCAAGAGCCAGGCTCTTGTTGTTCTCCGCCAGCTCTTTCGTGGAGTCTGCCACCTCGCCAAGCGCGCCACCGCTGGCCTGCACATTCCGGCTCAGCTCGCCCACCGCGTCCGTGATATCGCGCTGTGACTCGGCAACGTCTTTTGTTTTCTTTGAATTCTCTACCAGCTGCGCGCCGTACTTATTAAACTCCGCGATCTGATCTTTCGTGATTTCAGTGGTGTAGCCCATGGTATCGCCAAGGGCCTTGTTCATTTCGTCGTAACGCTGGGAGATGCCCCTGAGATCTTCGGTTTCATCCGCCAGCTTTTTCACTTCACCGGTGAGCGGTGCGAACTCTGCCTCTATTTTTGCCAGCTCGTCGGCGTTGAACTGCTCATAAAGCCAGCCGCCAATGGTCCCGCCGAACGCATCCTGTATCGGGCCAATGATGAAATCGTTGATCAAAGTACCAACGCCATACCCACCAGCCAGGGCGAGGCCGACCAGCCCACCTTTCCCTGCGCCAACGGCCAGGGTTCGAACTGCCCCCAGGTTACCAATCAGGGCCTTGAATCCTTGAGCGCCAGCAAGTGCGGTAAGACCTGTGCCAACAGAACCAAGGCCGTCACCGAGGGCGCCCACGGCTGGCAGAAGTGTGTCTATAGTCTTACTGAGTCCCAGCAGCTGGCCGACGTTCTTTTTCGTGGCTTCATCCAGTGAATCGAACTGCTCTATACCCTCACCGATGATTTCGAACAGCGGCTTCAGGCCGTCGATAATCCCGCTGGAAACATTCACCAGGGCGGTGAAGGCATCGACCACCTTCTGCAATACCTGCTCAAGCCCCTCGACTGAATCAAGATCAACGTCACCGAACAGGTTCCCGAAAGCGCCGCCCAACTCGTCGCCAAGGTCACCAAAGGCTGCAAGCAGGTCCGTGAAATCAAGGCCCGAAAGCGCTTCAGGGAAGTTAGCGGCGATGGTCTGCAGCTTGTTGTCTATGTCCTGCGCAAGCCCCTCAAGGCCATTCAGGATGGGCGCGAACACGCCGTCATCGAGGCGGATCTCGTTACCCAGGGAATTGAAAATTCCTGTCAGGGATTTAACAATACCTTTGGTTTCGTCGGTGAGCTTGCCGCCCACGCCAATGAGTGCCGAATTCAGGTTGTTGCGGAGCGTCTGAGACAGCAGGCCAAGGGTGTCAACCAGCTCCTGTGATGCCGTCTTAGCTGCGCCGGCGTTTTCTTCGAACTTAACAAGGTTCTCAGCGAACTTTTCTGATGCGTTGCCGGTTAGGGCAAGAACAGGCGCAAGGGCCTCCACTGAGCCAAACAGTTTGGCGATGGTTTCCGTATTGCCGCCAGTGGCTTCTGCCACCTCTTCCATGACGCCAGCAAACCCTTTGCTTTCCAGCGCGGCCGCGTTGAACTCAAGGCCGAGCGAATTCGCGAGCTTGGTCGCTTCAGCGGTGGGTTTCAGCATGGCGGTGATGGCCGCACGAATACCGGTAATTGCCTCCGGCGTGCTGGTGCCTGTCTCTGCGGTGATGGTTGCTATAGCGGCAGCCATTTCCTTAAAGCTCAGCCCTGCAGCCGAGGCGATAGGTGCCAGCCTGCCAATAGTGCTGGACAGCTCAGGGATGGTGGTCTGGCCCAACTGAACGGCTGTAAAGAATGTATCTGCAAAATCACCGGCCTGATCCGCTGACGCCCCGAAGGCGTTCAAGGTACTGACCAGAGCGGTTGTCGTGGACCCAAGGTCGGCTCGCCCAGCAATCGAGAGCTGCTCAGCCGCCGTCAGCAACTCCAGCGAGTCTTTATAATCAACGCCTGCCGATATGGCGCCGTAGGTCGCGCTGGTGATGGACTCAAGCGAAGCGGTGGATTTCTCCGAGTAATCCAGTATCTGAGCCTGGAAGTCCCGCAAGTTGTCGGCAGGCTGCCCGATCAGCGTAGCGATCTCACCGAACGCCGTATCGAAGTCATCGGCAATCTTGACCGCGTAACCGGTAACCGCCAAGCCTGCAGCCGCCAGCGCCAGATCCAGCTTTATGATGGAATCGGTCACGCTGGCCAGTGGGCCGGTGATGCTGCCCACTTTGCCTTCAAGGTCACTGAGACCCCTTCCCACGGAACTGAGGGCTCCGCCGGTTCTATCGATGCCTCCAAAGATGATCTCGACTGTTCTGGATACGGTGGCCATCTTTTCTCCGGGCATTAAAAAACCCCGCCTTGGCGAGGTTCTGTTTGATTCGAGGTTTTATCGGCAGATGTTGTCTCGGTGCCGTTGCGCGTCGCGAATTCTTT